GGAACAGAGCGGGGACCCCTTCCCCGCAAGGGAACGTGTAGTCGCCCGACATGAAGCACTGGTTTTAAACGTCCCGGCCAGTGGAGGGCGACATAACAAAGGGGCGGCCTTCGGCCGCCCCTCTCGCGCTTAGTGCGCTTACGGAGAGATTTAGCTTAACGCGCCTTCGTCGGTTGGTTCCTCCTCGTGCGCCGGGTCCTTTTTTGGCGACTTAACGGGTTTGTCGCGGACCCGCTTTACCTCAGTCGAGGTTTTGTCCTCACGGACTTTTTTTGCGGCCGCCTCGGCCTCTTCTTTCTTCCTTTTACTGATGAATCGTCTGGTATCTTCGAACATGAGAGCGGTATCCTCATCTAGCTCCATAAAGCCCACGCCGAACTCCGGATCCATATCGTCCGGCAGTTCCTCGATGATATCCGACAGGTCGACCTCCTGTGCGCCTGGACCGTTCACTTCCTCTAACTGCTGTCCTACAAGCCTGCTCACCATTGTACGTAAATCCACTACAGGCGCTTCCGGAGCAATGACAGCACACGGAACGGGATCGTGCCTGCTTACGATCGACCGGGTCACCTGTGTCACACACGCCGCGACCATCGTCTTTTTGTCCGTACGGATCATTATCCATTGGGCGTCCTCCACGAACAGGCGCCCGTGTACATGGTCACCACGACCCACAGGAATAGTCTTATTGCCAAGGCCAAGATAGAGCCGGATGCAATCATCAGCACGACAGTCAAAGTCGATCTGACAATCACCTGGTTCCAGTTGGACAACGTATTCATGTTTTCCGGTGTGTACTGCATATCGATCTGCCTTCAAGACTGGGGGTTGCATCTCAGTACCTGCTCCGTTTACCGACTAGTCGCCGAGCTTTAATCTGATGCGATACCATTGCCCTGATTTCTGGCTCACTCGTATCAGCGTAGATACGATCCGTCGCATCACAGGCAATGAAGGTGGAGTTGAGGGAAGGCGCGGAAGCGAAAAATCGCGCCATATGCCAGTGATCGTCCGTACTCTCACGAAATGCGCCAGTAACATACGAGGGGTGATGCCGGTACTCGTCATGCCGACCCTGATACCCAAATATCTCCGTGGCGCTCGCATTATTTCCGAATACCTCCTTTTTCAAGACTGCTTGAGGACCAAAGGCTTCGTACTCTTTTTGCCAGTGATCGTCTTTGACTGATCGCAGCCACTGCCTGTGAAGTTGATCAGCGTAAACCGTCCGTGGCCTGACAGACATAAGCGAAAGCACCCACCCGGATTCGGCGAAAAACCGCCCATACCGTCGGGTGCGAACAGCAGCAATGCCGTGTCCGGCCTGATCTCCGACTGCAGTGTTGGTGCCTTCAGCAGTAGCGAGGACCTCGCTGAACGCAATAGTCTGCTTACCCCCTCCAAGATACTCTGGAATGTCGAGACGTCCGTCGCGCGGTCTGATCCCATGATAAGCGAGGTAATCCTGAATTCTACTACCCCATCGGTTCCGCGCTTCCAGGTGCCGTTGCATAGCCATCGCAAGCCGGAAATCGTTGACATCGATACCACCTCCTGTTGCCGTTGAAAGATCAGCTACGCCACCCGTGATCCCGTCCGTTTGAAAGTGCAGTCCCACGTTACCGCCGATATCCGCTCCACCTGTTTCCAACAACCCGCGTGAATCATCCGCGAGCTGAGTCGACCCCGTCCTTACAGCAATACCTCCTGTGCTCTCCCGTATAGGGATATTCTGATTAGTGAACGTTACATCGGCCTCCGTACCCGCAGCGAACGGGATCGTAATACCGGTGCCTTGTTGCGGTGTAGCACGAGCCGTAGTGAAATAATCCTTGGACCAATTAATACGCTGCAACGCGCGACTATCTTCAGCAACCTCCGATTGGATGTCCTGATCACGGTAAAACTCATTCCAAATCTTGTTGTAGGCACGAAACGGTAGAGCGTTGACAAGACCCGCATCATCCGTGATCCCGAAATGATCCGCCAACGTATAGTTGCTAGCGTCGATATCCACCGTAGGAATGACAGCAGCATCGTTCCGCCCCGTGATGAACTCGTCCCATCCCGACCACACGATCCTGTTCGGCACGTACCAATGGTGAATCCGAACGTCCACTGGGTGCATCACCGGCGCCACCAGCGTAGCCGCCCTGATAAGAGCCGACGTGCTGTGCACAAAGCTATCGCCCATCAACACCTCGAGGCACGCCACAGGCACTAAATAACCCTGATCAAACGTTGTCAGCCTGTAGTGCGACAGGCTATGCGTAGACTTACTAATTCTCGGCATCTTCCTATCCTCCGTATGGCGAAGACCCGCCGGCGCCGGCGGGCCCTCCGTCTACATCCTACTTCCAATCACCTTGTACGGTCGCCGCTTCCTACCGTAACCACCGCCACGTCTCCGGCGGAAACCACCCATACGACGCCGTCCGCCGAACCGACGCCTACCAGCACGTCCACGTCTGCGAAAACGCATCACACTACCTCCTTCTAGGACTACCAGCCCTATACGGGCCCAGGATGTAATCCTCAGCCGCGCGGGCCCAACTGCGCGAGCGAGGCAACCTATGCTCACGACCTCTCAATGCCATCATAGCACGCCGCTGCCGCTTACGTGTGTCTCTCAGCTCAAATGCATGGTTCATATCACCCGGCAGCGCGCCCAATATCCCATACACACTCTCTGCTACGTCCCCATACCGGTCCTGGATCGTTTGCGCATCCGATAGTCGTGGATCGACACGAGCGTTCCCTGCTCCCCCAAATCCGAGCCGTTCTCGTTGTGGGTCAAGCTGTCGCGTAGAGAGCGACTGACCTGCTCGGCGAGCATCAGCGATGAGAGACCTGCTTTGAGCAATTGTAGCGTCTGTCTGTGCATCTGTATTTCTGATCTGTGATCGGAGTAAATCGTTCGCGAGGTCTGCCCCTTCCTTGTTCTCGAATGCTTTTGCAACCCCGGCGCCGACTGCATCACCCATGACGGGCTGAGCCAAAGGGGCTTGGGTCTGGGCACCGAGCGCAGCCAACGGATGAATTCCTGCTGCTTTGGCATCTGCTACCCTCCATTGGATACTGTTCTTTGCAAACTTCTCTTCCTTTTTTCGCTGCTGCGATCCGCCCCATATGGACGAGCCCGCGTTTACCAGCGCTCCTAATAGATCGCCCCACATCACCTACACTCCTTTCTTATCCGCTCCTGGCGCTCTTGATCCGTATACCGTCTTTTCAAGCTTCCTCCGCCTCCTTTTATTCTCCTCATCATCCTTTCGAACTTGATCTTTCCTTCTACGTGCGTCGCTTTCTGACACCGGGTCCTGGTCAAGTGGGCGATTGACCGCGATACTTTTTGCGTACGCTTGCGAGTAACCGCCGCAGCCTTTCGCACGAGCGGCATGATACGCCTGATTTTCCGCGTAGAGCGCGCCGTTGAGACCACCTTTGCCGGGATGCGCCGCTTTGCCGAAGACGTGGTCGAAGATATCTTCCGTACGCGAACATCTACCGCCCTTCCTTTTGGGTCGACCTTTGTCCAGTTCCTTCTGTATACGCTCTTCTGTCCAGTGTGTTCGAAGCTTTCCCATTGTCTACGCCTTCTGCTCCTGCTCGCCATGCCAACTCCTGGTCTCTCACGATAGCTCTTTCCATATGGAACGATCCGCGGTTGTCCGCCAATGGATCACCGTACCGTTGCACCAGGACGGCTTCCATATCGTACGCGAGGAACGACCGCCCACCGTCCAAGACTCGACCGCCCGCACCCACGTAGCCACATTCGAAAGCTGATCGGGCGCTACGGTCGAGAGGATAATAACGCGATCCGTATGCGATTGCACTAGGTATCCTCTCTATACTGCCAATCTGACTTGAGACCAATTTCCCTAACTCGCGCAGCCCTTGCAAGCCGATACCTGGACGCCGAGACATCCGCACCACAAACTCTTGTCCCAAGCGCGCCGACTTCAGGGCATAACGAGCGACATAGCCCATCGACTGAGGCGTGGCATCGCCTAAGAACGCGCCACCGAAGGGCCATTGCGTCATAACGATAGAGCCTCTTTCTTCGATCGGTGTCCCAGTAAACAAGATCAGGTGCCAATGCGCACGTCCTGTCTTCGATCCGTACTCGCCACAACAGAAAAACCGGACAGTGTCCTTTGTGCTCCATCGATAGCGTTTCAAGAACCCCGAAATATCTTCGTAGACCAATTTCTCCGGCAGCCATTGGTCCGCGTACGTTAGTGTTAAAAAGCAAGCGTGCCCGCTCGTACGCTGCTCTAGTATCATCCTCAGTGTCCATCCCTTTTGCCTCCGTATACTGCAGTTCAAGCAGTGACCACAGCTCACAAGTTGTCGTCCACCCGTTGCGGGGTTGGTGACCTCGATCCGCGAGGTGCATTGCATCGTGTCGGAATCCCCTGTCACTCAGCCAGCATGCCATCAAGGGTAGGCATGCGTCTACCGTCTGTCTCCCCAAGGGGAGGTCTTATATAAGTCTTCTGGGTGCCTGCGATACCTCTGGGAACGCCTAGGAGCGGCGCACAGGCCGATTCGTAGAGGCCAGGGGGTGCTCCCCCAAGGCAAGAGCCTCCGGCGGGCTATGATCATACGCGGCGCTTTGGCGCCGCAAGGAACAGAGCGGGGACCCCTTCCCCGCAAGGGAACGTGTAGTCGCCCGACATGAAGCACTGGTTTTAAACGTCCCGGCCAGTGGAGGGCGACATAACAAAGGGGCGGCCTTCGGCCGCCCC